TTACCTACATTGGCAATTGCTTTCCACACAACTATGCTGACGCTGGAGATGATGAGCGTGGCATGATGATTCTGGAATGGGGCAAAGAGCCAGAGTTTCATGCCTGGCCCGATCAACCAAGATATCGTGTGTTAGGTTTGGCCAGTATCATTGACAATGCACCCACTCTACTTGCAAAAGACATGCATGTGCGGGTGCAGTTGGACATTGAGATTTCGTATGAGGAAGCTAACTTCATCAAAGAAACTTATATCAAAGAATATGGGTTAAGAGAGATGGCCTTGATACCCAACAAGAATTCCGCAGTAGACACAGACATGGCACCTGGTGAAGTCAAATTTGAATCAGTAGATCAAATTGTCACAGATCAAATCACTAACATTGAATCAGAATTCTACGACAACAAATTACTGTTGAAGATTTATCAAACTCTATGATCCAAATTAAAAACTTAACTGTTAAAAACTTTATGAGTGTGGGTGCAGCTACCCAAGGCATTGACTTTGACCGCAACGACCTTACACTAGTACTAGGCGAGAACCTAGATCTAGGTGGTGATGGTTCGCGCAATGGCACAGGTAAGACAACAATCATCAATGCCTTGAGTTATGCCTTGTATGGACAAGCACTGAGTAACATCCGCAAAGACAATCTAGTAAACAAGACCAACGGCAAGAACATGTTGGTCAGTTTGGACTTCTCGGTCAACGCACAAGAATACAGAATTGAACGCGGTCGTAAACCCAACGTGTTGCGTTTCTACATCAACAACGAACACAAGGCCGCCGAAGACGAAGCACAGGGCGACAGCCGCGAAACACAAGATGCCATTGAGCGTGTGATGAACATGAGTCACGACATGTTCCGACATGTGTTAGCATTGAACACTTATACAGAACCGTTCTTGAGTTTGAAAGCCAACGACCAACGCACTATTATTGAGCAGTTGTTGGGTATTACCTTGCTGAGTGAACGTGCCGATGCAATCAAAGAACTTAACCGACAAACCAAAGACGCTATTCAAGCAGAGGAATTCCGCATACGTGCTGTGCAGGAAGCCAACAAACGGATCGAAGAACAGATTGAAAGTCTGCGCAAACGTCAGCGGCTTTGGACAGCCAAGCGTGACGAAGATGTGGGCCGACTAGCGCAGGCCATTGCAGATCTTGAACACATCAACATTGATGCTGAAGTTCAAGCACATAGAGATCTAGAAGCATTTCATGTGAAGAAAAAAGCCCTGGACGATGTTACACGTTATATTCGTCAAATTGACTCAGAGGATGCTAAACTAAAACGACTGTTAGAAAAACTTAAGACTGAGATTGCGGCGCTGGATGCTCATCGGTGTCACTCATGTGGTCAAGACTTACACGATGACAAACAGGATGAATTGAAACAAGACAAGCAGGCTCTGGTTCAAGAAACAGCACTACAACTCCTGGCCAATGATACCCAACGTCAAGGGCATGAAGATACCGTCGCTCAGATTGGTGTGTTGGGTACTGCGCCCACTGTGTTTTATGATTCGCTAGAACAAGCACTGAATCATCGCAATACTGTGGAAACCTTACGCAAAGATCTAACTGCACGTCAAGCAGATGTGGATCCCTACGAAGAACAAATCACAGACATGCAAGGACAAGCGTTACAGGTTGTGTCCTATGACACATTGAACGAGCTCACTCGTTTGCAGGATCATCAAGACTTCTTGCTCAAACTGTTGACCAGCAAAGACAGTTTTGTACGCAAGAAGATCATTGATCAAAACTTGAGTTACCTGAATGCTCGTCTCACACATTACTTGGATCGCATTGGCCTGCCACATACTGTGAAGTTCCAAAACGACCTGACCGTGAGCATTGAGGAACTGGGTCGTGAACTGGACTTTGATAACTTATCACGCGGTGAGCGTAACCGATTGATCCTGTCCATGTCCTGGGCGTTCCGTGACGTATGGGAAAGTTTATACTCGCCCATCAACTTGCTGTTCATTGACGAATTGATTGACAACGGCCTGGACACACAAGGTGTAGAGCACGCTCTAGCCTTGCTCAAGAAGATGAGTAGAGAACGTCACAAGTCAATCTGGCTTGTTTCACACAGAGATGAACTTGCAGGGCGTGTGGAGAACATTCTCAAAGTCGTCAAAGAGAACGGCTTTACCAGTTACAATACGGATGTTGATCTTGCGTGACATAAAAGTTTTACACTTAGAGTCCACAGACGTATGTCAAGCGGCATGTGCATTGTGTGCTAGAGAAACTGACCCAAACTTCAAGAAAGACCGTCAGCATCATCTCACTATGAATCAGATTCTCCGAGTGTTTGATCAAGAAAAAATTCAACAACTAGACAAAATGTTCATGTGTGGTAATTACGGAGATCCAGCCGCTGGCAAACATACATTAGACATCTATCAAGAATTTAGACGTATCAATCCCGATGTTGTGCTGGGCATGAACACCAATGGTGGCTTGCAAACCACATTCTGGTGGTATGAGTTGGCCAAGATAATGAATCAGCCACAAGACTATGTGGTGTTCAGTATTGACGGTTTAGAGTCAACCAATGCCACCTATCGACAAAATGTTGTATGGCACAAGGTAATGAGTAACGCCCGGTCGTTTATAGAAGCTGGAGGGTCAGCACATTGGGACATGTTGGTATACCAACACAATCAACACGAAGTTGATGCTTGTGAACAACTGGCTCGAGACATGGGATTTAAATGGTTTCGTGCCAAAGTTAGTAAACGTGGTTTTACTGACAAACTTAAATTTCCCACAGGTTGGAACCCACCACAACTTCAATCAGCTCAAGTCAACTGTCATGCGTTGAAAGAGCAAAGCACTTATATTGATGCCCAAGGGCGCGAAAGTCCGTGTTGTTGGCTAGGCTCAAGGCAACAAGATTTTGTTAGTGATTTTGAGTCTGTTCAAACATCATGGAACAGTGTACAGCCCAATATTGTGTGCTTGGACACCTGCGGAATCACAACAGGATCTACTAGATTTACCGATCAATGGCAACGAGAAACAGAATTAACTTAAAAAATCACAACAAGACAACAAAAGAGATAACTATGCAGCAAGAATAAATCTACCAAAAACACATGACATGGCTATATCAAGATACCCCAATTGAGACGTTGCCTGAAGAATGTGTTGGATTTGTTTACTTAATTACAAATAATCTCACTGGACGCAAGTACATAGGCAAAAAATTAGCAAAATTTAGCAAAACAACATACAAGACTGTAAAGCAAAAAAACGGCACAAAGAAGCGGAAGAAGATACGCTCCAAGATTGATAGTGATTGGAGAGAGTACTACGGGTCAAGCCCAGAATTAACCGCAGACGTAATCACCCTAGGCACCGAAAACTTCACCAGAGAAATACTTTATTATTGCAACTCCAAATCAGAATGTAGTTACATTGAGGCAAGAGAACAATTCGCAAGACGAGTATTAGAATCACGAGATTATTACAACGGGCACATCCAGGTTAGGGTGCATGGCTCACATATACTAAACAAAATTTAACAGGCATTTTTTTAATCTAACACTTAAGGTTGGCGGGCCAGTTTGTAATACCGCTGTGGAAAAACCGGGGAATAAACCGGACACGTGACATATTGATGCACTCCCCTGGGTAAATCCCAGTATCCTGAAAAATTGGAAGTGAGTCTGAGGCTAGAACAATAGGGCCAACGCATTGATATAGTATGAATGTTAGCATACGAGAACACCGGCTATAAAAACTTAAACACTAGGAACGAGGTTTAAGGTAGCAAGCAATTGCAATGTCGACGTAGGTTGGGAAAGGTCAGAGCCCAATAGCATACGGTGTATAAAATACCTACTTCCAAAGTCTTGGCCGGTGATACTCACATGAAGACGCAAGCGGAACCATGCAAACGGTTCCGTCTGACCAGATTAATCTACATGAATACTTAACGCTTCGCGTTTAAATAAAATAACATTAACGAGCGCAAGCGAAGTTAATAGATGTGCGTAGCACATCTTGAGTGTTAGAGATTAGTATCTGGCCAATCTCTAAACAAGGCATGTTGTATGTTGCCTGAGACGAATTGATTGAAACTTTTGTGTTTGACCTCAAGTTCACCTTCTAGTGGTGCTACTCTTTTGAAAGCACTGTCCATTTGCCCCATGTCGTTAAACTCCATGATGATCATCCATTCGGGCATGTCTGCAATTGAACGGAATCCCATCTTGCATCTGGTGATTCTGTACGACTCCATCTTGCCTTCAGAGATCAAGTGATCAAAGAAACTTTTCATGCCGTTGACCCATTCTAGGTCTGTGATGTCGCCTTCTTTGTCTGCCCAAATTGTGTATAAATCCATAAGTTACTCCAGTGGTCCTAATAATTTGAAACCTTGTATATCAAACATGTAAGGTTCTACACTT